CGTGTAAAAATTGTTTTCTAGGTTGGTCTGGAGTGTAACTACAATGTATCCAGCCACTGTTCGGCTCACCAGGAGTATAAAACTCCAATATTAATTGATCAAATTCTAAGTTTGCATAAATCCAATCAGCTAATTCTGCATTATCTGTACCCATCACTTCGAAGTCTGCGGCCTCGGCTTTGGCATGCTGTGAATTTATAGAGCTACCTATCTTGATACAAAGTTGTTCACTACGAAATCCTGATGTTACTTTTACTCTACCGAAGTGATCACGTACGGGCTGTAAAATATTTTCACAAAGTGCTTTTAATTTTTCTATCTGTCCTGAGTTAGGATTGTTATTGATGTCTAATCTAACAGCGGTGTCAGATTTAATTAACTCTTGAAGAGTAAAGTTACGACTAAGATTCATTATTGTGCTAGTGGATTGTCACTCTTTGCTTTTAATTCGTCTATTTGGTTTTGTAGTATTTGAATTGTTTTTTCGTTGACTAAAATTTTAGTATGACCATGTTGTTCATGTGTATGTTCACCAACTTCATGACT